AAGTCCGCGTCTAGCCGCTGCTCTCATGTAAGCAGGTGCATCTTGATTTATAGCTCGTGAATTTTCTTCGTCTGGATTGTTCTCATCGCTAGGAACATCTGGCACGTCTGTCACATCTAGCGCGGTAATTCCTAGTTCACGATAAACAGCGCGATTTGCAGGGTTGTTATCTATTGCAATGATTACGTTAAATTCTTTGAGTAGGGCTTCAGCTGTTGCTTTCTTAAAAGCAGGTGTATCGGCTGTTCTTCCCGGATTCATAAACAGACGGTCATAGTCCACGCCTAATGAATCTAATTGTGCAACCGTTTCATCCCGTTGCGAAATGTTTCGACCAGTAACAATAAAGATTTCTGTATCTTCCATGTCATCTAGATAGTTATAGGTCTTTTCAATTAACTGACCATCTCGAATCAAAGTATCGTCAATGTCTACAATTACCGCTAGTGGCCCGGAATCAAGTCGTTCACCACCGGGTTCCATGTCCTCAGCTATTGAAACTGCAACCATCTGATCTATGGCAGCTTGCTTAGTTGTATGACAACCAATAACTTCGCCATCTTCTTTTGTAGTTGCCCAGCCAGAGCAACCTTGTGCTTTATCTGTTATGAAGTATGGCATTAAAATTCCTGCTTTAGCCAAGTTATTAAATGATTATTAGATGTGCTAATAACAAAAACTGATTCACCGGGATTCATCAAAAGTTCTAAACTGTCTTTTGATTCAAGTCTAAGACCATTGCTTGCGGTTACTTCTGAATTACCAACAAAAATTGCAGTAGTTGCTTCGTTATTGTGTATGTGCAACTTAAATGGATTAGCACTAGAAGTGTCTATTTGTTGTCGTGTAGTTCCAGCCTGTAATTGTCCAGATGTAATCGCCATATAAATCCTTAGAGCATCAGAAGAAGTTCTGCTTCATCTTCTAGTATTGACCATTCTACTTGCGCTTGAACGCTAACAGAGAATGCTGGACTTAGTGCAGAAGTCGTAGCCGTAATTGTTGCAGGCATTCTTACAGGTCGCGCTGGTGGTGTTTCTACGATTACTAACCTTGGTGGTTGCGGTAGTGGCTCAACCTTTGGCTGGCGTATCGGTGGTGCAGGGTATGGCGGTTAGAACCGTAACCGGCTATCTCTGGTTCTGGCGGTGTTGGCGGTATAACAGTTGCAGTAGCCGTAGCTTCTAGAGTTCCAAGAGAACCCATAAATAAGGGTTTGATAGTCGGCGTAGTGTTTGCCGTTGCTGTTAAACCATCTAGGACTGCTTGAGCCGTTGCAACGTGGGTAACTGTTGCCGTCACAACACTAGACAAGGAACCTAGATCAGCATTTAGAACAGGCAAGATTTGCGGAATACTTGAAGCTGTGGAATCTAAAGAACCTAGTGATGCAGACAATGAAGCGTTATGGCTAACTGATGAACTAGCCAAGCTTGTCAATGCGCCTAAAGAACTAGATGCTGAAACAACTACAACAGGGACAGACTGAACACTTGCGCTCAATCCACCTAGCGGTGCAGAAGCATCGGCCAAGTTTGTAAACACGCCGTCATAAGTAGAAACGGTTGAGTCGTAAACAAAATCGCTTGCATCGTAACTTACGTTGCCACCAACAAGTGACTGGTCAAGTTTGCGTGAATCAAGAACCATCTGCGCAAGTCGCGCTAGACGGTCTGCGTTTAACCTAAAGTCATCGAGTTCTGACGAACCCATAACTTAGCTCGCTACGGTTAGTGATGTTACGAAAGAACCAGATGAAATTGTGTAGGTATCGCCTGCGGTGTATGGGTTACCTGTAATCGTTCCAGAAAACAAGAAATTTCCAGTTGTTAAAGAATCCCAAGCAGTAAAGAAAGTTGCATCCTGACTACCTGAAATGTTTGTCCAAGTTACGTCTGCATCTGAAGCAATAGAACCATTGGATGCGCCAGCAAATGAAACTGCCTTGCGCGTGGTTTCGGTTGCTGCGTTAGACGTGCCTGCTGCGCCGGGGTCGCCAACGTGCAACTTTACATAAACATTGGTCACGGCGTATGCGGTGTTGTTGCCTAAAGCGTTAAGCAAACTGTTTGCCAAATACGCGCTCATTCCAGTTGCCATTAGTTTTCAACTCTTTCAATGATGTTAACAATGTGTCCATTATCGTCACGTTCAACGGTGCGAATAGTTGTCTTTTGTTGTGGTGCTTCAACTGTCACGTTTGGTGGAGCTACGTTAATAATTGCAGGAGGTACGTTTACAACTGTTTCAGGCATCTGCACGTTTACGTCGTGTGTACGTTGTACGTCATAAACAGCTTCGGGATTTACGGGGTCAATCTGAGCAATACCTTGTAGCTGTACTGAAGGTAATCCAGTATGCGTAATTGCAGGCAAACCTAGAGCAGATAAAACGCCAGCAGGGTCAAAGCCACTAATGATAAGTTTCTGAGCCATCGAAACGCGCTTGTCGGTTTCAACGAGTGAAGCAGCACCCAAATCCACGTTAGCCAAAGGAACGCGGTAAACATCGCCACCTTCAACAGGTCGTAAGTCCTCGAATCTGCGAATGTCATTAACTGAAAGAAAGCCTGCTTGTGAACCAATTGAGTATCCGTTCATTCGAGTAGCAAAGTCACCGCGCAGTAAACCATCTACGTTGAATTTGATAAACGCGCCATCTGGTAAAAGTGCGCTGTAAGCATCTTCAATCTTTGTAACGTATGGGCGAAGCGTATGGGTTACGAAGTTAATGTTGTTCTGTTCCACCGATGCGTAGGACATTGCGCCCGGTGTAGTAATACCGATCATGTGCGGTGGAACGCGGAAGATTCGAGCTATTTCTTCAATCGCTAACTTGCGACTGTCTAGCATCTGGGCTTCATCTGGGTTAATGCCAGTCTTAACAAACTTTGCGCCACCTGTTAGCAGGCCAGTCTTGTGTGCTTTGCGGAATCCGTTATGACGTGCAGAGAATCCATCTACAAGCTGTTTAGCCTGTTCGCTGTTTAATGCCATAGGCGTTTCGATAATGCCCTGAGTTGTTGCGCCCTGACCAAAGAAACGAGAAGCAAAAGATTGAAGCGCACTAGATAGACCAAGATTGTCTTTGAGTTCTGTGACTCTAGACATACCGCGCAGATCGCCAGCCTTGCGCATTTCAGTAATCTGAATCATGTCGCGCTTGCTTACTGGTTTGGCTTCATCGGAATCAATGATGTATTCGATTTCGCGTGTAACTTTGTTGCGAGTTACCGTAACCCGTGAAGGGTCAATAACAACTAAGTTAATTACCTGACCTGAGTTATCGCGGAATACTCGGATAAAAGCGTTGCCGTCTAGCAATAAGGAAATAAGAACTTGCTGGTAATGCTCAGAACGCAGTAGGTCTACGTCTGGTCGCTGAACCCATGCAGGCTGCGGGCGATAAGGAACACGGTCACCGTCAATTCTGCGGAAGGCATCAACTGGCAAAGTGCTAATGGTGTCAGAGATTAAAAGAACGCAAGCATAGAAGGCGTTAATCTTCATTGCCTGATCTTCGTCTATGTTTGTGCCGGCTTCAGTTGTAAACGCGAATGAATCGCCTGCGCCCCAAATAGACTGGAAACTTATGGCGCGTTCTTCTTCGTTACGACCTGTTAAATTGCCAAGCATTATTGACCCTTCTCAAATGCAATACCGACAAGCAAGATACTTACGCCAGCTGCGACTATTCCTAATGGCAGGATGAACAAACCTAGACCGATTGAGATTGTTGCTAAACCAACCACTTGCAGGATAGACGGCATCAAAGCAACTCCTAGAAACTAAAGAACTGGGGTACAACGGGTTCTTCTCTTGAAACAGTTGCCCTATCAAATCCTATGATACTAGCAACAGCCGCATCTATCTTTCGTGGCGAACCGCGATGCTCTTTAACAATTCTTGGGCCTAGCCGATCTGTCTTAACAACTGCGTTTTGTAAGTGCCTAAGTAGTAAAGGGTTTCCGTCATGTGTCAGCTTGTTAGATACCACCGCATCATAGAATTTGGCACACGCCGGAACCATGCGAGCCGGAGAAGTGGAAGGCCACTCGACAATTGGGAATCCTGCTTCATCTAAGACCTGCATTGTGCGCTGCCAACGGAAAGGGTCACAGGCAATTTCTGTTACGTTATGTGTGCCACAGAATTCAATTATCGTGTTTTCTACTTCTAGAATGTCTACGCGCCAATCGTCTTGATCTTCAGGTTGCTTTTCCCACGCCTTGACCATAAAGACATACGGTTGTTCTTCACATGTAACGCCGACAATAACCGAAGCATCACCACTAAACGAACCATCGAAGCCTAAGACAACTGGCGTATCGGGTGAAATTTCGCGCTGAATTTCGAGCGATTCCCATGCACCGTTTGGTAGCCAAGCGGTCTGGCTACTTACCCATTGGTTGCAACGCTTGGTTCTAAATTCTGCTTCTGGGGTTCGCTTGACCATAGCTTCAAAATCTTTGGGGTCATTCAAATCCCCGTAGGCAGGGTTTGCTTGTTTCCATGTTTCTTCTGAGTGGTGGTCTGCATCTTGTTCTGCTTCCCACCAAGCCATAAAGAAACTAGGGTCATCTATTTCCTTTTGGGCTACACGCTTGCCGTACTGATAGAGATTGTAAGCAATTGAATCTTGACCAGTTGAATCTGCTTTGACTCCAGCAGTTGTTACACCGATAAGCAAAGGCTCACGTCTTGCACCCATACCAAGTTGCATAACGTCAAACAATTCACGATTAGGCGCAGCGTGTAATTCATCAAAGATAACCATTGTCGGGCTTAAGCCTTCTTTGGTAAATGACTCACTAGACAGAACGCGATATACCGACCCAGTAGCAGGTACTTCAATTGCATCCCGGTAGACATTGCAAAGTTCTTCTAGTTCAGGTTCAGCCTGAATCATTTTCTTGGCATCACCAAAAACAATACGAGCCTGATCTTTGTCAGCTGCACAAGAATAAACTTCACCACCATTAGGCCCCATGATTAAAGACCAAAGACCAATGCCAGAACCTATTGCTGATTTTCCGTTCTTTCGAGCCATGCCAATAAGCGCGGTGCGATGTCTAAACTTTCCGTCTGCACCTACCGCAAACAAGTGGCGCATGAGTTCGTGTTGCCATTCACGAAGCTGCATCTTGTCACCTGAGTAACCAGCAACAGTTTCCTTAGTCTGAATAGCGAAGGTGTCTATAAACTCTGATACTTCCCAGCCACGCGATTTAGTAAGCGCAGTTTTGTTTACAGGGGTGAGCCAAGTTGGTGGCCAAGATTCAATTTTGGCTGGCACGAGCCTTTAGTTCCTCTAACTTAGACATTGCTTTGACTTCAGCTACGCCCATGCGAGTTCGATCAACTGGTGTAAATCCAAGTAATGAAAGATTGCTAGTTATAGATTTATCGAGTTCGCGCAAGGCTTTACGCTCTCGCCATGCTTCGGGATTATTCCAAACAAATGCGCGAAGTCTTACGCGCTCATCTAACATTTCACAGGTCATAAGTAAAAGTTCTATGTCAGTATTTGGTGAAATCCAAGTTTGTCCAAGT